TTTAATCTGCTCTGGCCGCGAGTGATAGTTTTTGTATTCTTTGGCGTAATCTCGGGCCATCAAATCAAACCAGCTATACCGCCAGGCGTTTGCCGCATTGCGATCTCACGATCTCTTTCATCCGGAAGGATGGTCGGCGACATGGCCAGACTTGCATCACTTACTGTCGGCACGTCAAAAGATTGTATGTCGTCTACCAAGGCAACATCTGGCAATAACTTTCCAGCAATCTCAGCGTTTGAAACATCCCTAAAATTTTTCTCGTTTGGAGCTGCTGTTGTTTGCTCTGGAGCAGAGCTTGATTTTTGATACGGCATAGGCTCTATACTGTCGTGGCCTAAACCTTCGGTTATGGTTCTAATTTCTTCACGAATGTCTGGGTTGAGCTCATAGATTTGATAAAGTCTTCGCGCATGTTGACCAAAAGTATTTGGATCGTAGGCCGCTTTTTCAATGCCTTCTGTCAACCAATTCACAAATTGTTTGTTAGTAAATAGCTTCGCAGAAGCATAAGGCGCAACCAAAGCGCCAAATCCATATTCAAATCCTTCGGATCCAGCTACTTTGCCAAGCGCATCCGCACCACCTACTGTCAACATACTAAGCGCACCCATTACTCTTGCTGTGCCACTTGGGTTTGCCATTTGTTGTGCTGATTTTCCAACACGATCAATAACAAAAACCAGGTTATCTAATTCTGGAACCAAGTCAGCATGTTCTGTGTTTTTAAACAGCGCTTCTTTGGCCTCTTTGCTCAATCTGTTCCAATTTGTAATAAATGTTCTTGGCGAAAAACCTTGCTCGGCTATATATTCGGATCCTTCTCTTACAGCTCCCTCACCCAATTCGGATGCTGCTGCCAATCCAGGAGTCGGCAATCCCATTCGACCAAGCATATATCCAGACATGACATTGTATTCGTCTGCATTTAACATTTTTCTTAATTTTAAGAGATCCTCACCACCATCTTTTGCGCCTCTGAGGACGTAATTCAAAGCGTCTGTGGCCCGAACATCCCCTTTTGTAATCACATTGTCTAGGTAAGTCAGACCGCCCGCTTTCCCTGTGTTTGCTTTTACAAAAGCGTTTGCAGCTTTATACAAATCCGAAGCATCTGGGCTATCTGCTCTGGCTACCAATTCATTCAAGTCTTTTGTTAATGGGCCAACCAATTCTTTAATCTTTCGACCTGGTGCATCTAACTTAGCGCCCGCAGCTGTGGCTGATCTAAGATTGTGCATCACACTCGACCTAAAGTTTTTAAGCTGGTTATAAGTCAATACACCATCTTTTGCATCTTGCAATACTTTTTCAGCCAACCTTAATGCCGGATCAACAGTGTCTTTACCTGTCGCTGTTTTTGCTTGCGCCAAATATTTTTCAACAAACTTTACTGTGTTGTCTGCATTGGAAACTAAGCCCTCTGGAATAAACTGATCTACCTCTCGATACATACTATCTACTTGGTTGTCGTATCTGACTCTTGCTCTCCTGGCGTTTGACATGAGCTCCTCTGCTGCTTCGGAGGTCGTTCTGATACCGCCGTATCTTTCTGCCAAGTCTTTTGCAAAAGTGTCCATTTGATTGATAACTTGAGCCGCATTGTCGTGCATGATCTTCGTTGAAGTAGGAGCTGCTGCCATTCCTTGCTCCATGAGATTTACTGTTGGATTGGCAGTAACCATACCAGCAGAGGGATCTGTGATCCCTGTGGCCTCAAAAGCCTCTTTCGCTTTTTTAGCATCTTTTGACATGGCGCCAGTCATGTATCTTATCGGTTGACCAGCAACAAATTTAACTCCTTGAAATACTTTGCTCAAAATCGGGCCGCCAACGGCGTTAATCACACCAGTGGTCCCAAAATCTGCAAATCTTTCACCGCCCGATCTTGTATCAATGGTTTCACCAAAATAATCTAAGATGCCTAAGTAAGCCTCTCTTGCAGTTGCAGATCCCAAACCTTCGCCAGCAATTATTCCGGTGCCGATTCCTACAGGACCAGCTGGAGCTCCTAAAATTCCACCAGCGATTGCACCGCCGATTGCACCGCCTGTTTCAGCTATCTCTGGGCCCACATCAACAAAATCTCTTAAACCAGGAACGGGCATGCCAAATATCCTTAAATCTTCGTCAAACAATGTCAGCTGGCCTGTTTCTGGGTTGGTAAAAACAAAATTACCAAAACCAAACTTAGCTGATCCATTCTCTGGATCTAAAACATTGACAGGCAAAGCATCTGGGTAAAACTGTTTCAATGTTGCCAATCTATCATCTGGACTTTGTGCGCCGCTAACCGCAGCTCTGACATTTGCTGGAGCTCCTGTTTTTGTATCGATTGACTCCAAAAGCCTCTCTTGTGCAATTCTGTCCAACAAATCGTCTTCAAAATTACCAGGCTCAATGTCTTCATCGAGCATCGAAAGCAAAATACTGTCTTCTAAATATTCAAAATCATTGCTCATAATAAACCGCGTTCTTCTAATTTTTTCTTTATTTCTGGATCTGTTTTAGCTCTTTTTCTTAACTCTTCAAGTGCATCTTCTTCTACTGGACCAGCGCCACTTGCTTGGACAATTTTCTTTGTCCTGGTGTATGCCTCACCCGCTTGGCCTGTCATGGCTGCTAAAGCATTTCTTCGGGCTTCTCTTTTGTCTATCAATGTTTGTTGATCGTCACCAAATTGAGGAAAATACGTCCGATCAATCCAATCGATCTCGCTTTCGTTTATCACCGCACCTGTTTCTTGCCTTAATTGTGCAGTAGAAAAATCAATTTTTGCTCTTTCATATTGCTTAAACTTTGGTGTATTAAGATATCTTTCAATGGCGTCCGGCACAACTGGCAAGTTACTTATCACCATGTCATAAACATTAACTGGATTAAAACCAGAGTTTTCCAAAGCCTCTAACTGTTTTACCGCATTTTCCATACGAACCGCAAAACCCGCTTGTTTCTTTTGTTCACCAGTAAACGGATCCTTTAATTTTTTGGTTCCTTGAATGGGCGTTACGTCATACTCTGGGACTACTTCTCTTATAGTGAAAGTTTGTTCGTTCATTCTATGACAACCTCATTGCCGTCTGGATCGGTATATATGTTGCCACCCTTGGCGTCTTTTCTGCCAGCAGAAGTATAAACTTTACCACCAATCGTGATCGTGGACGGAGGCGGTTGTTGTACGCCTTTATTTTCAAAAATCCTGTCAATATCTATGCCTGGTATTTTAACAGTCTGTGCCCCTTCCTCAGTTTGTATGACAGAAGTTTTTTCTTGTTTTGCTATGGCCACAGCCACAGCATATTCTGGTTGATCTTTTAGCGCTGGATTTTTTTCTGCTCTCACAATGTATGCAAGTGCTTTGCCTAAAGTTGAGCTACCAAAATCCGCTCCACCAGCTCCTTCTAGGGCTGCTTCAAACTGCATTTCTAATATTTCTTTTGACATCTCCAGCTGCTCTTTACGCTTGGCTTCGACCTGTTGATACGCCAACATAGCGAGCTCCTGTCTCATTTTGTCTTTCTCAGCTTTTATTTTTTCAGCTCTTTCATTAAAAGATTGGAGGCCCGCTGTTAAACCAACACCAAAACCACCTGGATCTGAGGCACCAGCAACCATGCCAGCACCAACAGCAGACGCTAAATCATAAATGTTTGACTTTCTAGGTTGTGGAAATAAACCAGACATCATATCTGCCTGGGCCTGTATGTCTTGTGGTGTTACAGGCTGACTTTCCAGCTGGCCGTAAATAGCCAGTATATCTTCGGGTGTAATGCTTGTTGCGCCACCACCTTCCTGGAATACGTCAATTTGCTCCGGTATTTGTGCCCGTGTAATTGCCATTAACTTCCTCCGCTGCCATATAGATTACCCAATGCTCCGAAAGTTGACAGACCTGTTCCAATACCAATCTGTGTTGCACTAGGCTTCGGCGCAAAGTCCGTGATAGTTTGGAATTGTCCGGCTGGTGCCATGCTGACAAACGGCTGCAATGCTTGATATTGAAGCAACGGAGTCATTTGTCTTTGTTGTAAGTTTCTGCGCTGTGCATCCAACATCTGTTGAGCTTGTCCTTGTTGTTGACCGCCCATGCCATATAAAGCAGCTATATCAGAAGCCGAGGCGCCAGCTGCTTGCGCTCCTAGGCCTTGTAAGCTAGAACCAAGGCCGAATTGACCGCTGTATCTTTGTTGTCCGATTTGTTGCTCGGTTCCACCGAGTCCACTGAGAGCTCCAGCCAATGCTTGCGATCCACCGAATCCTTGCCCGGCTAAACCAGCTAAACCAGCAGAAGCCGCTCTTTCAGCAGCTCTTTGTCTTGCAAATTCACCCAAACCAGTCCTCTGAGCCTCTGAGAAGCCCCTAGATCGTATTCCGCTGACTGCTTCTGCTAATCCCCTTCCGAGCGCTTCTTGGCGCTCTGAGGCGCCCAAACGAGCTCTGGAGCCAAAGGCTGACTCTCCGCCTCTTGCGATATCTCCAGCTCTCGCTGCAACATCGCCTTGTGCTCCCCTTTCCATTATATCGCTAATGGTTTGTTGAACCACGCGATCTTCATACGGATCATAAAATTGTTCGGTCATGCTCGGATCATATCCGCCAATCGTGCCTCTCAAAATGTCGGCAGATTCACCCAATCCTTGTTGTAAAGATCCTACACCGCCTCTTGTGGCCTCTAGTGAACCGATTGCGGCTGTACGGCCTCTTTGTAATCCTTCTTCCAATGCTTGCGTTCCAGCTCCATAGGCGCCCGCTGCTTCTTGTAAATATGGGTCTTGCATCCCAAGTGACTGTCGTTGCATTTGCATCGCTGCGAGCTGATCTGGGCTGAAACCAGCCACTTTTTCATCAATGACTATAGGGTTGCCTTGATCGTCATAAAAAGTCTTCTCAGCGGCTCTCATGGCTCCGGGTATGAAACCACCTTTTCCGCCAATGCCGAATAATAATTGCTCAGTCAAAGGATCTAGTTTTGTTGAAACTTGTTTTACACCAGCTGCATACGGCCCTGGCGCTTGAGCTACACTACTTGTGGCTGGCGCTGGCGCTGGCGCTGGCGCTGGTCCTGTTCCTGTTGTTACTGGAGCAGTGTCCGGCGGCGGTGTCGTTTCTGTTGGTGGAATCACCTGTGGTGCTGGTGGTGAAATATCAACACCTACATCCGGCGGTAAATCACCGATCATCCCATCTGTTCTAGGAATTGGCGGCATCATTGGTTGCGGTTCTTGTCCAATAGGTAGTGGCATTTGCTCTACAGGTTGTGGCATTTGCTCAATACTAGGCAGTCTTTGCTCAATAGGTTGTGGTGGTATCATTGGTTGCTGTATAGGCAGTCTTGTGTCCCTAGGTTGCCCTGTAGTCAAATCAATCGAAGGCGGCATCACTTGAGCACCCATCATCCCAGGTGCCAAAGTAGGCATGGGAGGTTGATACATCTGATTTCCGGTTATCGGATCGGTAAAGTAATGGCCTCCAGGATCAATACCTTCTGGAAGACCTGGTTGTGGCATAGTTGAGGGCGGTATCATAGGCCCAGTAAACATATCTTTCCTTCCGAAGATAGGCACTCCTCGATCATCTACTGCATCCAAGGGAGCTTCGACTCTAGGCATCTGCTCTATACTTGGTAGACGCGGAGGTTGAAGAAACTCTTTTCTTGGCGGGATATTTTCAAAAGGCAGCCTAATATTTGGATCTGCAAATATCAGTTGCTCAGTTGTGGTACCAGGATTTGGCCTTCTAATATTTGCCGGGTTCCTATTTCTGCCTCTTAGTTGACGTGGCGTCATTTGCCTTTCAACTGGCGAAACAATAGGACTAAGTGGACTAATGCTAGGCGGTTTTACTCGTTGCCTTTGTCTCATCATTGCATCTCTAATACTATCAATAATAGCCATCTAGCTAGACTCCGCGCCTGTTGAAAAAGCATCCATCATCTTATACATAAGGTCCATGCCTCTTTCTCTGTCCTCTTCAAAAGTAGGAACCAAACTAATAATGCCTTTTGGATCCATGGCCATATCATAAGTACCAGCACCTCTGACCGCTTGGCCAGTCATTACAAATTCTCCGTCTGATAGCATGGCGGGTATATCGTCACTGGTTTCTGTGCCTGGGCCATTGATGTCGCCATCCATTCTTGGAAACTGACTCGGATCCATGCCGCCACCTTCTTGCATTTGCACAGCTCCGCCTTGGGCAAAAGCCATCACAGGACCGCCGTACATCATAGCTGGCATAGAGGCAATGCCTTTACTTTGTGGCTCTAAGCTAATCTTTTCTTGTTTCAATAACCTAACTGCTATTTTATATTCTGGCGTGTTTTTTAATCTTGGATCTCCTTCTGCTCTGATAATAAAATTCATTGCAGCTTCTTCTGCTGAACCACCAGGATTGACAGCTCCACCTTCTCGCAAACCTCGTGCCATCCCGCCTGTAAGATCTTCGACAGCTCCGCCCATTGCAGCCATTCTTGGTTGTCCACCAGATAGCTCTGGTATTGTGCCTTCCGGCAATAAACCAAACTCAACAGGATTTGGTGCGGCCAATCCTTGTCTTCTAGCGATCTCAGCTTCTAGGTTGTATCGCCCGGTAGGGCTCTCCATAACCATAGGTGTCAGAGGTACGCCTTTTTGATTCTTCGCATCTTCATAAGCCAGTTTACCTAAACCAGCAGCCAAAGCGCCAATTCCAAGATCTTTAGCAAACCCACCAAGACCGCTGCCACCGCCGCCGCCTAGTAAACCACCAAGACCGCCGCCGCCTTGACCTTGGCCTTGGCCTGTCCCTAAAAAGAAATTTTTTAATTTTGGCCCAAGTGTTCCACCAAACATTCCGGTTTCCGCTACTTGATTCTCTGGCATTGCAAGATAAGCGTCGATTTTAGCAACGTCTTCCATATTTCCAGCAGCAACAGCTTGTGCTCTGGCTTGCTCTAATTGTGTTTTTACTTGTTGTTTTGCAATCGATTGTGGATCAGAACCCGGTCCCCCAGCATAATAATCTGGAGCACCCGCTAAACCCGAAAACGGACCGCCACCGAATAAACCAGCTTTTGTAGTAAGCGCACCTTTAATACCACCGAAACCGCCAGCTGTGCCTCCCGCTATGGAAGATATGCCGGGTATGCCAAGATTAGCAATCCCGCCCATAACAGTGCTGCCTATTTTTCCTAAAGCTCCACCGATGCCAGGTATTTTTGTAGCCAAGCCACCAATGCCGCCTAAAACACCGCCCAATGCTGTGCCAACACCGGGTATCAACATAGCTACTGGAGCAACTTTCTTAACGACTTTTTTGATGCCTTTGAATATCTTTTTGAAGAAACCAAACTGTTCTAAGCCTGTTTGTGGGTTTAGACTTGCAATCCCCATGCCGACTACGGCCTCTTCTGGGTTGATATTAAACTCTCTGAATTTTCTTTCTAATGCGCCTTCAAACTCGCTGTCTTCCATGAACTCGGGCGGTATTACTATCTCGCCGGGCCGTAAGTGCGCCAATGCTGTGTCTTCTCCAGTGCCAGCTGCTTTGAGCCGTTCTGCCAATGGTGCCATTGGTGCCATTTGTTGAGCTGCGGCCTTGCCAAGCAATTCGTCCAATCTTTGCCTGGTTTCTGCATCCATCTCATCCATGGGATCTTTGTCACCTGGGAGCTCTCCAAAAGGTGTAATCTCTGGAGGATTATTGGGATCAAAAGGTAAATTTTCCTTCGGCGGCGGGTTTTCCATCATTTCTCTGGTAAGGAGAAAATTGTCAACAGCGGGCCTCGTGCTCTCTGTTGTCACGCTCGGTAATTTATAAACTTTTCTTAAACTGTCTTCAAGTGCACTCATGTTATGCTCACTGTGACACTACCTAAACTCATTGTAGCAGATAATCCAGTCAAGTATGTTTGATGTTCATACAGATTTCTAAACTCTGTTCCATCAAAGGCTTGGTGAACCTCTACTGTAGAATTAAATATAATCGCTCCAGTAGCAAATTGCAATTCACTAATCTCGGTCGAATTATAAATTTTTATTCTATCTGGATCGACTGCGCCCAGGTTAATCTCTAAAATTCTTACCAAACGATTAAAGGTATCGGCCGTAACATTAGCCCCATCTGCGATTGGCAGTCTAGTCGGAAGCAATTTGCTCATCTACCTTCTCCCCGACGGCTGTATGTCTACTCGCGTATTACCCAATCTCCATTTGTAATTTTTTCTATCTGCCTCATCGTTGTCGTCGTCTGATTCAAACCGAAACACAAATTGTCGGCCTCTGGACCTTAAAGATCCGTAAGTGCTGCTCGAAGTAATTTTCGTGGTCGAATTTGTGACAAGTGTTTGATTACTAAAATCTCTTTGTTTTACGACAATATTTATAGCCGGATCTTGACTGGTTCCGGTGTCATTGACAAAAAGTATGTCCGGCAATATTCGTTTTAAAAATGCAAATCTATCACCATCCGATATGTCGATATCCGCAGACTCAACAAAAACACCATCCATTGAGCTGGTATCGTTGTTATAGCCTTTTTCATGTTCATAGATATATTTGGTTGAAGACGCTTCTCCAGCAGACAATGGTTTATTGAAAACACCCGCGGCAATCCAGCTGTATCTTTCTAAAGATCCAATGCTCCAGGAATTTTCTTCGTAATTGTAAATGACATATCTGGATATTTCCGTTCCGCTATCTGTCAAAGATGGATAAAAAAACCAAGCCTCGGAAAACTCTTCATTAAGGCCAGCAAAACATTTGTAAGCCTGTCCCTCATCCAAATCACCAAAAACATAGTCCTGGACAGAACACGGCAATTTTTCTACTGCTCCGTTATAAAAGTAAAACCCTTTTTTAGACATATAAAACACGCCTTTCGGTGAATTGACTGCGGCTTTAGGCCCAATTAGTCCAGCGCCTTCATTGATTAAATTCATAGAGAAAGTAAGCGGAGGCCCAATAAAGTTCATTGAATACAGAGATGTATCAGTCCAAATAAGAATCTCTTGTCTTGCTTTCAAGCCTCCTACAATAGAAGAACCAGAGGACAATCGAAGAGATCCAGCTGTGTTTGTATTAAGCGGCTCAAATTCCAGTGCATTTTCTTGGTCGCTAAATGCCACCAACATTGGATCAATGCTTCCTGTTCTGGAGCTCCCACTAATCGGATCAGCACCCAATACTATCAAATGCCTGTCGGTTTCTGAGGTAATCACTTGCAAACCTTTAGTGGGCACTAAGTTTGCACCGGAAACAGAAGACAATTTTACTGCTCTGGTGCTCAATCCGTCATTCTCAACCCAACGATATATGTCTCCAGCACGGGGATTAATAATAAGGTCTTCACCAAAATTATCGTGTGTCCAAAGCCTTAATTGATTTGTGTCTGAAAGCGCTGTGGATGAACCAAAAGTTCCGGCGCCCCAAGTGCCAACACCCCAACCCGTCGATTCGACATATACATCTAGGCCAGAATTTACCTGGTATGCTGCATCTGTCGCCGATCCGCCGTTGCCAGAATCGCTTGCATTGGCGGTTACTGTATCACCAGAAGTGTCTTTGGCTGTTATTTCGTATGTGTTGGTGCCTGTGACCAGGTTTATTTGATATTCTTGGTTTAAAACCGCAGCTGTGACCAGGCCACCTAAAGAAACTGCGCTTGAAAATGTAACAAAATCACCATTAACAGCTCCATGACTGGCATCGGTGACTGTCAAAGTTGAAGATCCATTGGTTGCAGCGAATGTAGCTGCATTGGTGGTATTTTTGCGAATTGGTGTTACATCGTTATAGGTTCCGCCTTCTTCGATGTAATACTTATTGGTGGTGCCAATTCCAAGATATTTACTGCCACCTAAAGAAATCCAAGAGTGTAAGGCTCGTGGAGAACCGATTATGGTGCCGGATGAATATTTTTGCCAACCGCCTATTTTTTCAACACGACCTTTGCGGAAACGAATTTTGTCGCCGTCAACCCAACCGCCTTCGTTTGAGTAATCGGTTTCTTCTTTGTTTATTCCTGGCTTAAAGTTTAATTTGGTCAGAGGCATCGTTAGATTCTAACATATCCTTGTTGACCTTATGCTAAACGAATAATAGCGTTTGAAGCATCTGCGGTTGGAAAGACAACTGTAAAGTCACCAGCTGTCGATGTTTTATCTCCGCCGAAATCAATCGCACAAACGGCTTTGTCTGATTGTGTATCGTTGTAGATTAAACAGCCTCTAGCTGTAACTGTTGCATTGCTGAACGTCAAATCTGCAAAATCACAAAAAGCCGTTGTGCTAGATGTGGTTGGCGTGACATTCGTTAAAGCGGCTCCGCCAGCTGTATAATTGGTACCAGTCGCTTGCCCTGTGGTGACATACGCTGTTGTCCCAGCTCCCAAAGTAGCCGAGCTTGTATATAAAGCCAATTTGAAGCTGTTTCCACTTGAGTTGGTAAAATTGTGAGTTCCAACCAACAATTCTTGTTTGAAACTTGTTGCTATTGCCGATGTAATTGCCATTTAAAGCTCCCTCAATATTTTAGCCATGTCTTCATGGCCCTGTTCTTTTAATAAATTGGCATAAGTTGTGTTCTGTGACTTAATCGCGTTCTTTATTGTATATAAGATTACAGTATAAACTTGGTTTTGAAAAGCACGAGCTTGTTGTTTTATATGATCGGGTGCACTATCTGATATATCACATATCTTTTTTGTGGCCTGTGCAGCCCAAAATTCAGCATCGTGCCCCTTATATTCTGTGGTTGAAACAGAGACATTCCCTAAAACAAAATCACCTTCTACGCTCATATTTATCCTTTGTATGGCTCTGGAGGCACCACGTCTTCATTTATTTTCAAACCAAGCTCTCCGAGCTTGTCATTGATTTCGTCAAAGGGACCAATAATAAACTTGCCCTCGTGTGGTATGGCAACCAAAGGTTTATCGAGCCTATGAAAACCATAAAGTTTCTCTGTGGCCGGAACATTCGAGTCTAAGACTGTGGATCTACCGCTGATCCCCACTAAAATGTCAGCACTCATACATTTGCTGATCCAAAACTCAACACAAGCCCTTCCAGCCTCCGCAAAATGCATGTTCTCTTTGTATGAAAAATCAATGCCATAAAGATCGATTCTCCCAACCTTATTCCACAAAGCAAATGCGATTGTATAAGCCACAGTCGTATTCAAGTATGCACATTTTGTGTCATTGCATACTTCTTCTACCGGGTATAAGACTGGATTCTTTATTCTGGGATCGAGCTCGCATGTGTAAACTGGCTTTTCAGTTTCGTCAAGTAAACGACACATAACCGAAGTTTGTTTCCCAGCGTCGTCAGAATCATAAAATCTGCTTGCTGGATCCAGCATGAAAATTCTATCACATGGGTATGTGGCCGCAGCTGAGTTGATGCACCAAATTTCATCCCATTCTCTTCCGTTTTGCAAACCGATAGCAAAATCAACCTGGGAAATCCCTAATCCAACTATTGCTACTCTTTTGCCTTCTAGTGACTCTATGCGATCCATCAGCTCACATTAGAGCGGACTGAATCGTATCGATACTCGTCGCGGGTGCCACGACCTTCTGAGGTATTTTTCATTCTACCTACCGCCTCCTTAAATCTGCCCTCGAGCTGGGCAACGACATCGGCGGGTTCTTTTAAAAAGATTGCACCTTCCACTAAAGAGCCATACAACAAAGCATCCGGATAATCCGTAGATAAAAATGTTGTACCGCTGTCACTACCATCTGTGAGGGAATTTGGTTTGTTTAAATAATGCAGCTCAACAGTATAATCCGCATCCGGTAGCGGAGACACCTCAAAAGCTGCTTCGTCAAATAAAGAGTAATACTTAGGCGTCGCACGAGTCGTGCCCGAAGAATATTCTTTGATAAATGACGGGTGTTTAAAATCTAAGTAATCGTATGTGCTTGAGCTGATAATTGCCAAACTCATCGGCGCATAAAAATCAGTTGGTGTTGCTAAAAAACGATTTCCTGTTGTCAATGTGCCCTGGACATTCTTTCTTTGCTCTGGGAGCTGCACAAAAGAGAATATACGATCCTCAGACTCTTTGATAAAAGTCGGTAATTGTGTCGTAAAAGTAGACTCAGAAACCTCAAGATAATCTTGAATTGCTGTTTTTAATGTTGCATAGGTGAAACTCATGTCGTTACTGTAACCTCACCGACGCTTGTTGTCACAGAAAATGTGTCCAAGACAGCGCCTAACTTGCCGTCGCCCACATTTGTATAAACCAAAAATTTTGTGTTGTCTTCATCGACGTCCGGTCGTGCATTTCTAATAGCCTGTGGATCATTTGGTGCATTTTTTGGCATAAGCTGTGGATGTTTTGGGCTCCATTGATCTGGTCCTACAAGTAGTCCGTCCCAAGTTTTTTTCATGTCCTGGAGCTTGTAACGAAAACCAGTTATGTCACAAATTCCGTAAGAGTATTTTCCAGATGCAAAAGCCATTACGCGCTGTTATAACTTCTCAAGTTAGGTGAAATATTAAAAGAAGATCGATCTTCGTCTTGTGCCAAGGCTCTGGCAAATTCGTCTTCATACAAGGCTTTCAACATTTGTGTTCTGTCTGGAGCTTTTTTCAATGATATGTAATAAGCTAGGCCAGCTGCTAAACAAGGATAGAAACGAAACGGCATATCAAGTGTATTAGCCCCAGCATCCGCATCATCCATTCTAGTAAGCACGTTCATATAAATAGTATAGGTGCTGTTTTTATCTGGAGCGGGCCACACAGAAATAGTTGGCGTTAGCTGTTTATTTACAAAAAACTGATTTGGCTTCCCGGTTGTTGATTTTGTGGTTATGTGAGAATACTCCGCTCTACTTAACCTGGACATTGGAAGATCTGTGGCCTCAGATCCAATAGTTTCTCTTATAAAGACATCCAAAACATCGATTGCGGCTGTTCCATTGGTGCTGTCAACATTGTATGTGGTTGTATCTTTAACCATGGCCACAGTTTTCTCTTTAATAGACCATTGGTTTAGGCCGCGATTCGACCATTCTGCCAACATTAAATTTAAGCTCCTGGTTGCCGTTTTTAGATCGTAACCAGTTCTGAGCTCAATTCCGCAGCGCTCAAATGCCTCTTCGACGTAATCTGCTACATCTAGTTCAAAATTTTTGCTTCCCGAAGTTGCCATAATTACTCTTTTTCAATATCTTCATCTGGAGCGTATAGATTGTCAAATGTTATTATCGGATCTGTATAGCTCTCATGCTGCTCCGCAGAGTGAACCCATTGCGAAGGCGAAAAATCTGGAGCGCCTTCACCAGTTCTCCATAAAGCTGGATTTGTGGCTCTGACTCTATTATTAGGCAGCGCAACAAAATTACCAGTCCAGGGACCAGCATCAGTCAAGTATAGCACATGAGATTGTTTGTGTTGAGCTGGATCATCCGCGATTGAATGTTCGGTATAATCTACTGTAAACATGTATTTACCCAGGTAAAATTCACCGCCTATTTTACAATACCAAGGGCTTGAGCTTACCCGATCTAAAGAAACCACGCTGTGATGGTGACTCAAACAGTCCCAAGGCTGCGCTAAATGATCTTCCATAGGCTCTGGCCATTCTTCTAAAGGAATATCGGCAACAAGCGCTTGTATTGGCATCCTGGCCCACATAGCCCCGCCATGCACATTCTCATCTGGATAATTTTCGAAATCAGTTTCGCAACCAGTAAAAACCACCTGGAAAGAAAGTGATCGGTCCGGAATTGTATTTACTGCAAATGCCAAAGCATGCAGATATTCGCCGTGATAGTTTTGGTGATTAGCCGTAAACTCTCTTCTTACCCAGCATTTAAACTGTGGGATGTTTGAAATTAAATACGCCACTTAATTTAACTCCTTTTATTTTATCTTCCGTACAAGCCTCCGCCTTTGGCTTTGTATTTTGTGCCTTTCATGGCGCCACCTTTGGCCATACCTTTTGCACCTTTCAACATAGGCGTAGAACCAGCTTTTCTAGTTCCTTGACCTGTGAGTGCAGACATCACAGATTTGGGCATGTTGCCAAATCCAGTCGCAGATCTTTCTGCTTTAGCAGCCGCGCCACCTTTGGCCATGTATTTTGTGGTTTTCATCCCACCACCTTTGGCTTTGTATTTTGTGCCTTTCATTGCACCGCCACCAGCCATATATTTGGATTTTTTCATTTTTATCTCCTACCGAATAATCCCATGTTAGGTTTAGATCTTATCATACCACCTGTGGCCGCAAAAGTTTTAACATTGGTTGGCTTTCCACCAACCCCTTGTTTTTTTGCTCTTTTTCTACTGACCGCAGATTTTCTTTGTGATTTTGTCATGCTGGCCGCTTTTGCAGCTGGCACACATTTTGGATATTTTCTTTTAGATTTCTTTGCTTTAGGTCTGCCGCATTTTTTAAATCCGCCGCCTTTCTTTGGGGATCCGATATCAACCCAATCTTCTTTAAACCACTTGGTTAAGCTCATTACGCTCTAGGCACTTTGGTTTTTTTGCGCTTTGATTCCATCATCGCGCCACAACCTCTGCCTTGGACCATCATTACAGAGCCACCATTTTTCATGTAGCCCATTTTATTACGGACTTTCTTTGGTAGTTTTGACAATCCTTTATTTTTAGATGGCACTGCTTTTAAACTCATCTCTCCTCCAGCTGCTTTTTTGGCGCCTTTATATTTGCCGCCCATTTTTTTGTATTCTTTAACCATATAAGCATTGGCATAAGCAGACGGATAAACGTCAAACTTTCTCTTAGCCTTTGCCTTGGCTCTTGCGTACAGGGATGGGCTTGCTACATTAGATGGTGTTTTAGATTTTGCACCACCGCCCTTTTTCATCTTAATAGACTCAAGGGTTTTAGCCTGGCCAGCATGTAGTTTGCTTGCTTTTTTTAAACCTTTGACTACTTTTTTTATTTTCTTTTGTGACATAATTATTTACCAATTTTTACAAGACCAATATCCAGCTGTAAAAACATCCTTTTTCTTTTGGACCGAATCGCAATTATGCCTGGCCCTAAAACTTTTTTTACGAGCGGGTTGGCTTTTTTTAATTGTCATTTTTGGATCCCCATATCGAACAATTTTTACCTGGTCGCCTTTTTTAGCCAAGACAGCAAATTTTTTGTTCTTGCCTGGAGTCCTTTTTTGTTTGTTGAAACCAGAAAAAGTTTCCCCGCGGTAGGAAAGCCTACCGCTGGGAGATCTTTTTACATCCTTCGTAGTCGCCATTAATAGTTCTTATTAAGAACCAAAATGATCGTGTAAGCATCGCCGCTACTGTGTCCAGCAGTTGTTAAATCAATGTCTCCAGTTACTCCGCTTCCAGCATTGTTCGGAATACCAGTAAATAAATCATAGTATTCGTCCCCGGTGCTGTCAGCTGGCAAATGAACCAAAAGGACATTGGATGTTGCATCAAACTCTAGTTTGACACTCATACCAAATGTGGCCCAATAGATTCTTGCTACTGAAACAGATGTGCATGTTTGCCCGGCACTGTTTGTTGCCAGGGCAGAGACATCTACTTTTTTAACAGCTGATTCACCAGTGCCATCAGAGACATTGGTGAATTTCAGTATGGCAGTCTTCTCACCATCTTGGATAGTTTGTGAAGTTACTGCATCAGCCATAATCTACTCCTTACAGCTCTGTAACTGCTGTACGCTCTTTCATGGCTCCAACATAATCGACTGTCAAAGTTTTAGCAGCAGCAGCACCATTTTGTATGCCAAATGAAAGAGTCATCTCTTCATTATCTGGAGCATTAGTGCTTACTACAGTGCCCGCCAAAACATTGTTTTGGAAGACATGAAACTTCTGATCTTTAGGACTATAAACAAAACCTATAGTCATAAAAGTATCGTCGGCCAAAGCGTTTGGCAAATCCAAAGTAGATTGCGTGCTGTCTTTTTCAACGATGAAAGTAACAGTTGTTCCGCCGTCAGACTTCAAAAAGAAAATACCATCTGTAACATCCAAAGGCGTCGTGTCAGTCAGTTGTAAACCAGCTACAATGTCTGATTGCGTAGCATCACTGGTTTTAAACCTCATATTGAAAGCCAACTGTTTGCCAGTTTCGTATTTAAAACCTTCTTTAACCAGTTGGAAAAAGTCATGGTCATTGTCGCCAGCTGCATTGGTAATGAGTAGTAAACCACCATCGCCATCGGCTAGTGCCTCTGTAGCAGACCCAGTTCCGTCCTCAGTTGTTGTGATTGTCCAATCGGACGCGAGATAAGTATCGAAATCATTGAAGTATGAATGATACTTGTGTGGTGCGGGCATTTTTATTTTACCTAGTGTTGTATCAGTCCCAACATTGGTAACACCCGAAGTGAAATGTGTAGTCATAAATAGTCCCTCCTTATAAATAGACCATTGCGAGCACCATGCCCGCAACATTTATTCTACACTTTGATGATACTACTAGGCGGTCATTTGTGCAACAGAGCTTATACCGAGTAATTCGAGCTGCTCTATTGTGCTCTCAGCTGTAGTATGTAGGATTCCGATACCACCAGCTCCGGTCCAGGCATCGATGTTTGATTTTCTATCATCGATGAGGACGTGAGATGGCCTGGCATAAACCGCCTTGTCTGCGCCTCTTAATGTAGAGGTGACTATCGGCTTTGGATGTATGTATTTGTTTACCCAAGTGATCTTGTCTTTGACAACCACAGATCTGTTGATTGCGCCAGAGGCCGTTAGGATCTCCCAAGGGATCCCGGTATTCTTCAAATGATTTACCAGGAGCTCCATGCCGGGCATCGGTGGCAAAGCTGCAAACAATCCTTTATCGGATAATTCTTTCTTCCGGGAGTCGTAGTCGTCTTTGTTGGTAAACGGGCCGTTGAGAAACATCGGCAGCTCAATACCTTTTTCAAAGTCGGCTAAGACTCCATCCATATCGACAAATATTTTGTTTATTTCAGTCATATTATGCAACATCCCTATGGTTTGCCCAATCGTTGTAGGTCTTTTCAAAAGCCGTATTGAGACTATGGTAATTGGAATCTTCAAGAGCATCTAGTGTTGCTCCAACAATATTTTCGCAATTCCATACCATGTATTTGCTCATAATCAAACCAAAGCACTCAGCATCGGAAGGGTTGGCACCCTCCACGAAACACGTTTCTCTGACTTCTTCTATGAGTGGATCAATGATTGACTTAATTTTAGTTTCTAGTGCCATTAGCTTTTCTCCTTGATTATTTTTGGTTCATATAAAGGAATTTCATAATCTAAATCTGCACTTGTATAGGATTTAGGTTTTGGTAAATGTTTAGCAAGTTTTTCATATAAAGGTATTAAATCTCTATCTGATTCCATTCTAATACTTACCATTTCTGTCAATTCAAATATTTCATCAACTGTTAATCTTATTTCAGCCATTACGCTACCTCCTTAACTATGATTTTGGCTTTTTTATCACCGATTATTCTTTTGGCATTGTTGATTGCTTTTCTCTTGGTCCCGCTGTTCATAACTCCAAATTTGATGTAGTTACGTTCTTGCGGTAATTCCGAAAAGTCATACCACTCGCCTCCTAATGGTTCATATCCTTTACACTTATAAATTACATATTCCATTACGCTACCTCCTCGATCTCTGGATCAATTATTAATAATTCGTTTGTGTCTCTGGTTTTTGGCTCCATTGGCATAATCAAGAGAAGCCCGTGATCTGACTCCCAAATGCTTGCTCCCCTGGTGGTCCCACCAACAAGGTTGATGCCCATATATTTGCCACCCTCACTTTTCAACATGAAGTTTTTAATCATCGCCAAGTATCTGGGATCAAAACCGATTGTTTCGGTGATCTCCAAACCGGGATTAACCACTCTCCTCCAATCTGGGTAGTGGCAGTCAAAGGCCGTGATCTCCTCACGATTTACAAGCCAAACATCATCCCCACCCATTTTGTAATCGGACTTTACTATGTGAATACGCTCACTGGATTTTTTCAAATAATTGAAGTATGGGTGATTGGCCCGTGAACCTGGGGTGGGATTTTTGAGGCTCAATGTCACCTCTTTGAAATCCGCACTTGGTTCAGCATCGGGATCATTATAGACACACAATATGTGTCCATTTGTCGCTATGATGTAGACTCCGCCAGCTGGGTTCCTTTCGATATGAACACCATGCAAGTAGAATCTTACGTCTGTGGCCTTGGCAGCAAAAGCTGTTGCCCGGCCTAGCATCTCGGCATTGATATTTCTTATTTCAGCCATTTTTTTCTCCTATTGGTTTGTTAATTAAATGTCTCACATATTTAATATACTAAAGATTGCAACTATGTGCAACTAATTATATACATTATTTTCATCTTTTTTTTGACGTAAAAAAGGGCCCCGAAAGGCCCTTTCTTTTTTGGTGTGCAGCTCACTCATGGTTTTCACCATCTGGATTGATTGGTGTCATGCCCATCACAGATGGTCTGTGGGTTACTCTTGACAACCTCAACGGATCACCAGGCTTGATCTCATCAATCGGTATGTGCTCCCAAGTATAAGCGCCACCACCATTGTAAATACCAACCAACGTGATTAAAGTTTCCTCATCTGGATCTTTGCCAAGCCTTTCTGCCATTCCGTTCCATTCGGCAACAGGATCAAATCTTTCGTAAAAGTTTGCACCCTTGCTAACAGTCTTGGTGTAGGTATTGACTTCATTGTCAGTGTTACAGGTTATATACATCATTCGTTCCATGGGATCCCCCTATATTTATTATTAATTAAAAAGAACATATTTGTAATATGCCAGAGTTTGCAATTATATGCAATTATTTATTTACATTATTTTGCAATTATTTACAGGCCAAAAAAAAGGGCCCGTAAGGGCCCTCTTTTGTAATACTGAGTAATAAAGTGTATTACGACTTCAAATTATGCACCTTGAGATCCATAGATTCCTCTCCAATCAGAGAAACCGAAGGAATATCTTTCTCTAGCCTTATATCTAATGTTGCCAGTTGAAAAGTCTGGTTCCATAGAAGTCTCCATTGGAGATCTTTGGAACATTTTTAGACCTTCGCCCGCTCCATTGACAGAAGTAAGGAGGAAGAAAGCATCCGGATCAGAAAGATAATGATTGACCGCGTAGCCACCTGGTAATACTCCAGTGTTTCTAATCGCGTTGATGTCATTATCAGCTGTTCCAGATCTATTCGCAGAGTTTAAGATTCTGTCTGCAACAAAAACGAGTTGCGGCGGAATAATCATTTTTTCCGCTTGAACAGAAACAGTTAATCCTCTGTCGTCTGTAAAGGTTGAAATGTCAATTAAAGCATCTTCTAAGGAAGCCTCATTGAGATCCGCCATAGTTGTCGCTCTATTAGCAGCTGTTCCTCCACCGGAAAGTGGGTGAGCAGTGTTAATGAGTGATACGCCATCGCCTCCAGTAAAACTGGATGAGAAAGCGTTGTTCAACACGTCGGCTCCTTTGGTTTCTTTAGTATTAGCCATAGATTTGGCCAATGCTTTAACATATCGTTTGCCTAAGGAATCGTATAAATTATCCTCTACCGCCTCTTCTGTAAGTGCAAATGCAAGTGCAATCGTATCATGCGTATATCTTGCGCTGTAACTTTCAGATGCGTTGTCGAAGACAACTCCTTGACCCTCAGATTTAACGGGTGCAGAACCGAATCCTGTTATCAACACCTCTTCTTCAAATGCTCTACTTGAATCTTCTGTGACGAAAATATCTTCATATTCTCTGTCATAAGAGTCGTAGGACATTCCAAAAAGTGCATTTAGCCCAGGCTCAAGCTCTTTCGCTAGTTGTGCTCTTGAAATAGCCATTATTTATCTCCTTATGCTAAACCAGCACCTTTCTGCCCCATGATGTGGTTTTGAATCACACATAGAACATTGGTGTTGCTTGACGCTACGTCGTCGTTATCGGGATCCTGGGAAATGTCAATACATTTGAGCGGTAACGTCGCGGTCGTAGCACCAGTAGTTACATCTAGCTCTGCATTGGATCTTCCAGATTTAGTATCGCCAACGGGAGAACCATCCACGATGTCAAAGTTTCCAAACAGATCAGCTACCGGGAAGGTATCGTCTGCTTGTACTTCAAAGACAACATTAGGATCGTCAATCACGCTTGCAATGATATCCGAAGCAGAAATACTGCCAGGATAATAGTTTTTAAAGACTTGTTCGCCTGTAGTGGGATCGGTGTATGAAACTCCGTTAAACACTCCGACAATCGGAACAGTACCAGTTGCGGCATGACGTCCTAAAACTCCAGCTGTTAGCTGTGTTACCAAGTCGCCTTGGTAAATTGGAGTTGTGGCGCCACTAGCAATTCTATATCTGGATTGACCTCCAGAGTAGGGTGCTCCGCCCATTTCACGAACAGGCTTTAAACCAAAAGCGGCATCTTTATTTGCCATAAGATTTACTCCTATTTATGTTTGTTACTTTTTCCCAAAAGTAACATTGGACTTTCGATTGGAGTCATACTTCACATATCTTCCATCTTTTCTGGCATCGTTAAACATATTGTTGTCCAAGGCCTCAGTTCTAAGACGGGTTTGTTCTTCGTAATATTCATTACGTTCATCTCGAGTCTGTGAAGGTATTTTCGCCAATAATAGTCCTTCGCTATAAATTAAACCAGCATGTCTACCTGTTTCTGCAACGGGGTAAGAATATTCATCGGGTAAATCAGAACCTCTTACGAGCTCCCAACCTTCGCGGATTCTTCTTGCCACATTCGCTTTATCCTCTTGCCCCAGCATGGATTCTCTTATCCAACGATATTCATATCCTTCTGGTGCCGGAGGTGTTTCAAGTTTTCTTACTGGCCTCCAAGGTTGTCTACGAGATGTTTTAGCGTGAGACTCGGACTCACGAGATTTTCTGGTATGTATCGGTTCATTATTTGATTCAGTCATTTTGCCTCCCGGCTTGCTATTTTTTGTTTTTCTTTAGCAACGGATTTCAACCAGGCATCATCTGTCATGCCATATGGTTTTATCCCACGGAGAGTCTCGACTTCACTTTTTGTGAATGATACGCCGTTCTTTTTGCCTTGTGTTTTTTGCCGACTCCCAACGGAAGCAGAGGTGACTCTTTGCACAGCGGGCCTTTCCTCTTTTTGTCCGGCATTATCGGATCTAAGATCCGGATAAACTTTATAAATTCTTGTATTTAACTCACTATAATACTCTTCGGAGTCTGGTTCAAATCCTTCATTAACTAAATTCACATGAGTAAAGTAAGCATATTGTGTTGGCTCTGGATCTTTTCCATACCAATTATTTTGTGACTGCCAATCCAATGCTTCATTTGTTGGCTTAACCTCTTGTTGAGTTTGTTGTTGATTTGGTTGTTGCGATTGCTGTACGTTTTGCGGATATTGAGTATATTGCGCTTGCTGCTGAGATTGTTCTTGATTTTGTTTTGCGATACGAATTTTCTCTTTTTGTATAGAAACCTCGTTTTTCAAACTATCGGCTTTTGACATTAAATCAGCATCGCCAGCTGTATGTGCTCTTTTGTAGAGCTCATTTGCCTCTCTTTCTTTAACCTCAACATTTTCTTCTTCTTTTGCTAAAAGATTTTGTTGTGCTTGGAGAGCATGTTGATAGTAAGTTTGCACTTCTGACTCTCTTTGTTGGAGGGCCGTTTCTAATTGCTGTGCTCTTTCTTCGGTTGCTCTATTTCTAGCGTTTAATTTATTAATTCGTTTAGAAACACCTTTTGTATATTGTTCTAACTCATCATCGGTCGATGCTTCGGCTGGCGCCTCATTGTCAGTCACTTCTACCTCGATATCCTCAACCTCTGGTTGCTGGATTTCTTTTACTTCGTTATCTGTCATAAGCTCACTATATCATCTGGATTGAGTATTGTGGCTATTACTTCATCATCATTAATGATTCTGACCTCTGCACCATCCTCAAGTTTAAATCTCGAACCAGAGTAGCGTCCGATTAAAACCCATTGTTTTTCTTCACACCAAGGCTTGTCTCCAAACCTGGATTCATCGTTGTAACATTGCGGCCCCATTTTTACCACATAAGCAACAACTGTTGCCAATGCTTCACGATCGACTGTTTCTTGTGCCAGTACAATTCCGCCTTTTGTTTTTACTTTACCAGCATAAGGCAATACCAACATACGCCAACCTGTGGGTTGTGGCATCCTTTCTAATATTGAGGAATCCAGCTTTTCTGGATCTAAAACTAAGTCTGTTGGATCAACATAAGCCTCTGCTACCTTTTTTGCCATAATGTTGTTTTCTGCTGCTTCCGACATTATATATCCTTTCCTATGTCACTAATTTCGTTTGCAATATAGTATAAAGCAGAAAGCTCTCCTTGCAAATATTTATAATGTTCCATATCTTTTAGACTACCCGACATGAGAGTTTCTTGTATCTGTTCCTCTCTGCGCTCGATTAGTCTTTTAACCTTATCGATTAAAGAAATATCATCCATTTATTTTGATTTTTTTGGTCTACCTTTTTTCTTAGCCGCTGGTTTTTTCTTAGCAGCCGTTGCTTTTTTCTTAGCTGGTGCTTTTTTCTTAGCCGCAGCTTTTTTAGGAGCTGGTTTTTCAACCACTTCCTCTTCAACAGGCAATCCAGCTTCAATTCTAGCCATTTTATTGGCTATCCGATCAAGATTTGCCTGGTGTTTTTTCTCCTCTGCATCTTGAGCAGCTTTGAGTTCTTCGGCTTCTTTAATCCTTTCAGCTTCTTTTTCAGCTTTAAGATTTTTAACCGCTTCTAATTTGTATGATGTTGTCATAACAAGCCTCTAATTTTATTTTCTAATTCAAACAATTTCAGATCTGCATTTTGTTTCAATCTGTCAATCGCCACTTCGAGTTTATCATCTGCTATTGATTTTTGCACATTCATGCGCTCCGCTTGCAATTCCGCATCGATCATTTTTTCTTGAGCTCTTTGATTTTGTTTCTGTGAGAATTGTTGATTTTCAAGATCCAGCTCTTTGTCTTTAAGATCTAATTCTCTCTTTCTTATGTCAACCAATGGATCTTCGCCACCGCTCATCCCTATAGATTGTAAAAACTCAGAGGCAAGTTCAGCCATGATGCTAGAGCTCATCTGCTCCATCATCATTTGTATTTGTTGGCCGATCATTTGTGCTTCTTCTTGTGGGACTTGCTGCATCTGTGCTTGGATCTCTACAATTCTTTGTTTCATCTCTTCTGGCATTTGTTCTTGAGCAATTTGGCTGGCCATAAATTGTAGATGTTGCATGCAATGACTAATAATCAATGCTTGCACCTGGGGACTTTGTTTAACCAAATCTGTAAAAAATAAACTTTTGTGGGTTTCAACATGGGCTTGGTGATTCTGCTCTGGAAATGCTTGAGCTGGTTGGCCTAGTAATAAAGTAGAGTTTTCTGTTCCCGCATCTATTGGTTTTGGCGTCATGTCTGGCGGTGGCTGTATCAATGATTCTACATTATCGACGCCTAATGCTGCATACATTCTTCGGTATGCCTCATAAATGCCCATCGGACCATGTATCTCTGGATTTGACTGCACCATTTGTAATAACTCTTGGGCCAAAGTTACTCTTTGGCTTTGTGAAAATATATTGGGATCTGATATTGGTATGATGTCTACCCGATCATCAAAATCTTGTTGTTTAATTTCGCTTGGAGCTGTGCCATTTTGGAATGTATAAACAGGCGGTAAAGATTCCGAAAACACTTTAGACAATAAGCCAAACTCTACTTTTTGAGAGTGATGCAATCTTTTGTGGATTGCGCTCATCACTTTCGTTCCACGTTCCAATAAAGCGACTGTGGTTCCCACAGGCATTGCTTGATTCATGTCGCCCACATTCATGTCAGCTATGGCCGCAAATCGTTTGCCAGAATCAACCAAGATTCCTAATAATTGCATCAATACATTGCTTGGCTCTTTAATCGGCAGCGGGATTAAATTTTCTCTTAGCGATCCGCCAGTAGTATCAATGTCTCTAAACTCGCCTGGTTGCAATGGATCATCTTCATCCCGGATCCTCATTCCTCTGGCTTTAAAGCCAGCTGGTAAATTCGCCAATGTTCCGGCATCAATGAGTTGTCTAAGTATTGATGTTGATGCTTTTGATAAGCCGCCGATCATGTGCGAAAGTCCTAGGCCATAAAAACCGAGTCCTGGCATAAACTTGTATTGCACAAAATAATTAATCTTATTTTTGAGCATATCATTTGGAAGGTAATTTCTTCTAATTGACAATACTTTTTCAGAGTCTTCTTCTATTGTGACAATGTAAGGCAGCTTCAATCCGGTTGTTCTGCCTTCTTGGTCCATGTCCTCGAAGCCTTCAATATCCAATACTGTGTGGACTTCGTAAACTGTTCTGTTCCGGTTTTCTTTATAAGAAGGTGAGACACCCTGTATTTCATCGATTGCTTCTTCGACATCGGACATATCTTCTGAGTAAGAATCAGATCCGATATCTACATTTGCGTAAAAACCAGTAAGTTGTTGTTTTTTGATCTCGTTTGAAGACATGCTGATCGCATGTGTAATTCTCTCAGCAGAGCTGATATCTGTGGCCTCGTAAGGCACAATCAGATCCTCTGGAGTTATAAATTTAGAAACTGCTCTGTTTAAAACAAAATCAAAATAAACTTTTTTGAATGTCGATCCAGCCAATGGCAAATAAAATAACATTTGGTCGAGCTCTGGATCATATTCCTCCATTACATTCATAATGTAATAATTCATAAACTCCTGGACTCTTTCGGCTTGGCTCTCTGTTTCGATTGTGCGAGCTCCTACAATTTCTGTTTTTACTGGACCTTTAGCTGGCAACATTTCCTTATAAGCCTGGGCTTGGAATTGGGTTGTTGCTTCTGCCAAAATCGGGTGAATAACACCAGAGCTGCCCTCAAAAGGCTGTGATCTGCCTTCGTCAAATTTCATTCCTAAATATTTTAGGCCTTCTGTGTAAGTTTTTTCCCAATCGCTTCTGGATTGTTTGTCGCCTTTAATAGAGCTCAATAAATCACCAGAAATACTTTGCAAAATATCATCCGATAGAAAATCGACTAGGTTGGCGTTAAAATCATCTGTGGGTTGTGGCTGACTTTGTTCTATCTCATCGTCAATAAAAATTTGTTCATTATCGACCAATATTTGTGCTGCTTCTGCAATTTGATCTTCCCGAGTTGTATCGGGAAAAACCTCTACAGCGGATCCTTGAGTTCTTACATCTGGATTGCTTTCGGTTCCTAATTGTTTGTCAATCGCCATATCTAATTAGTGTAGCACTCTTGGACTATGATAATCCATATCAATTAAATCTGTCAGCTCGCCGTCAACAGACAAACCATGATAATCTGCGATCGTTTCCGCGTCTTCTAAATTTTGTGCATGTATGTTTGGTCCAGCATAGTCTTTCCCGTCCAATTCAAAACTCGTCACAAATATTTTTAGTAATATACTGTTCTGTTCTTCTTTAATAATCTCACCTCATCTTGGTAGTCTTCATTCAAAGATATAAAACCGCCTTGTCTAAATCTCATCAATGCCATTGTAGCACTATCGCAAAAGTCGTCATAATCGCCGAAAGGGAAGGATGCCATCTCTTCAATCACTTCATCTGCAAAATCTTTCTCTGGTGCCCATACCATGCCAGACTCAAATATGGGTGCAACACTGTTCATCCTAGCAATTTTATCCTGGCCTCTGCTCGGCGCATAAGAAGTTACAGGTATGCCCATTCTTCTCAGCTCATGTGTCAATGGTGTTCCAGACGCTTTGGCTTCAATTAAAACACAATCTGGCTCCCAATATCTATATTCTTCTAATGCCATTCTTTTAAGCTCTGGAAAATCTACTCGCACTCTTTTTGCATCAAGTAATATAATTTCATCTGCCTCGCCTTCTTCTCTGTTGAATATTGCCCAGGTTGTAATTGCTGAATAATCAGCTGTTTCTTTTTTTGAAAAAGCGGTGTCATAACTTTGAATTACATAAGAATATGGCGGTATATCTGGGTTTTCCCATCGATTCCACCATTCTCTTTTAACAATAGAGCCTTCTTCCGCAGTTGGGTTTTGCATCCATTGGCTATTCCATTTGGATATTGGCAAAGATGCTTTAACACCCAGGAGCTCCTCTTTTTTCCAAAATTCTGGCCATAAAGGATCTTCTGATTCTGGCATAATTGCTGGAAACTCAATCACTTCCCATTGATCGGCATGATCCTCGCCTTGCCTGTTTAATACTTTTCCAACCAAATCTTTGGTGCTCCAACGTGTCATTACTATCACGATTATTCCGCCTGGTTGTAGACGCTGCCTTGGACCAGAAGTGTACCATTCGTATGCGGACTCTAAGGCTTTTGGTGACATTGCATCTTGCTCTGAATGAGGATCATCAATAACCAAAAGATCAGCACCACGGCCTGTAATTGCACCACCCACGCCAGCTGCGAAAAACTCACCTTCTTGGTTGCTCGTCCAACGGCCAGCTGATTTGTTATCCGCTTGTAACTGTAGCTCTGGAAAAACATGTTGGTAATCTTCGCTGCCAATAAGGTTTCTGACTTTACGGCCAAACCTTACAGCAAGTTCCGCTGTGTGTGTTGTCTGAATAATTTTTAAGTCGCCTCTTCTGCCCATCATCCAAGCCGGAAAAAAAGTAGATGCAAACTCTGATTTTGAGTGCCTGGGCGGTAAACAAACAATCAATCTCTTGAGTTTACCATCTGCAATTCGATTGAATTTATCTGCTATTATTTTATGATGTCGGCCTTCAATAAAATCTGGCCACATGTGTTTGATAAACGACATGAAATCGGATTGGCAACTGTCTTGTTTCTCTAATTGATCGTATCGATTAATTAAAGCAAGCGCCTCGGCTTTATCTTGCTCAGACAGAATATCAAAATCTTTGTAGGAAACTTCACTCATAAGCGAGCCGGGGGGCAAGGTAGTGACGTAAAAGACCACCCGACTCTAAGCGAAACCGCCTAGACGTAGTATTACACATCGCTAAATCTCGTGCCATGGTTCATTCATAAATAACAAACTTTCTGCCTCACGCCTACGGATCAAGCCATCCAATGTCTTTCCTCCGGCCTTATTCCATCGTCGCATCTCGCTTGGTACTCTGGCAAAATTCTTGGCATTAATTTCTTTAAGCATAGTAGAGGACTTTAGGTTTGAAGGCCCAAGATTCCAAGTCCATGCCATAATTGCGTCCCATTGATTTTGTGTAAGCTCAACTTCAATATATTTTTCCAAATAAGTCTCAAACTCTTCCAATTCTTCATCGAATCTTTTTTCGACTTCTTCCATAGTCATTTTTGTGTTTTCATTAATGCCTTTTGTAAAGCCGAATCCACACGTCCAAACTCCTACGCTATCTTGATAACTATAACAAACACCATCTTTCTGTGGGCACCCTTCAAATTTTTTGATGAGTGCCTTTCCCTCTTCGGATATTTTCATTTCATACTCCCCATGTTCCGTCCGATCTAATCTTAGCGACTTTTTTACCGCCGTGATATTCAACAGCCAACTGTTCATCAATAAGAATAGCGCAGATATCCCGACCATCTTCACTGTACGGAATACCCAAGATACGTCCGTATTTACCTTTGCCAAGCGATTTAACTTTGAATTTACCACTACATAACTCCTTTAATCGTTCTTTTGCTTTCAATCCTAAGACCTTTTCTTGTGCTCTTTCTGGATATCTTTTTGTGTTGATGCGACTCTCCGGGGTATCGATCCCGGCAAGTCGTATTCTTTGTTTGTGCAATCTGACTGAAAATCCTAGGTCCAGCACACAATCCAAGGTGTCCCCATCTATTATTCTGTCTAGGGTTGCGTTATATACAAAAGCATCTGGCGCATCACTCATTTGTTTCTCCTTCTTTGGTTGTAACCATTCTATAATATACTACGACATCTTTGAGCTCAGTGATGTATCGTTTGAGCTCTTGCATGTTGTAGGCCATCACTTCGTAATCCGGCACTGTCATTGCTAAAAATACAAGCTCACCTTCTTGTTCTTCGATGATTTTAAATTGTTCTGTGTAGTTTTCTGGCGTAATGGTCAACCATCTGACTTCCTTGAGATCTATTTCCCTAGGCATTACAGGCTGGACAATCGTTCTGTCTATTGGCTTCGATGTAACCTGTATTTCTTTAGTTGGAATTAGACTGCAACTGCAAGCCATCATCGAGATTATCAACAGTGCTGCTGAGTTTTTCGATGTCTTCCATGATATGTTTTGTGCCATTATTTATTTTCCTCTGCATTTCTACCGGATCTGCAAGTATTTTAGCTGTTAATTTATAATTCTGAATAAACTGAGTGTATCTGTTGAGCTCTCTCATTGCCGCTTGACTTTTAACTGTCATGTCTTGGAGCTGTTGTGTTTGGAGTTGAAAATCATTCTCCAAGGTTTTGATTGTCTCTTCTTGGATTGCAACAGCTCCCTCCAGGCTTTTATTATTGGCTTGTAAAACAATGTTTTCGTTATATAGCCAATAAGAGAGGGCACCCAATACCAATATAATTCCTATAAGTAACTGTTGCATTATAATCTTTTGATTATGTAGTTGAGGCCGCCAGCGCTTCTGTATTCAATCAATTTATTATCCTCATCTATAAATTTTAAGTGCCTATCTTTTTGAACCATGACTCTTTTCGATATGTAAATTCTATCATCGGCATCGCCATACTCTTTGTTCCAGGACACTGTAACTTCGTACCTTGGTCTTAATAAATTTATAATCCAAGTAAAAAACTTTTTAACAGCTTTTTTTATACTGTCCATATTGGCAGCTCATCCTTTTTACCTTTTACTTTAATCGATTCTAGTGATTTTAATACAAGTTTGCAATTCTTTGCAGTGTTCTCACCAATCAATATATCTACACCTACGTCTTTTGTTGCGCTTTCTAATCTCGCCGCAGTATTAACTGGATCACCGATTGCTGAATAATCAAATCGAGTGTCAGATCCCATGTTACCTATGACAGCATTACCGGATTGACAGCCGACGCCCACTTGGACTGGATTGGATAATGTTTTGTTGAGCTCGTCTATTCCTTTTTGTATGTCTATGGCCGCTTGAACAGCTTTGGTTTCATGTTCTTCGAGATCCAGAGGAGCTCCAAAAATAAACATCCCAGCATCTCCAATAAATTTGTCGGTCATTCCTCCTAGTTTTTGCACAGCGTTTACCTGGACTGTCAAAGTTTTATTCATTATTTCGGTTACTTCTTCTGGAGATAATTTCTCACTGAGAGCTGTAAAACCACGAAGATCTGTAAAAAGATAAGTGCAGTATCTTTTTTCTCCGCCCAGCTTCAACAGATCTGGATTTTTTTGGAGCTGCTTAACTTGTCTTGGATCCAAATAATGCTCAAATTGTTTTTTGATCTGTTGTCTCAGTTTATATTGTTTTCTGAAATTTAGATAAAAAGCGACAAAACCTACGATAAAACCAGCAGTTAATGTCCAGGTAACATCAATTAAAAGGCCTTTTTGTATGGTTTGGTAGCCAAAATAAGCGATTAGAGCGTTTATCAGCCCATAAGATACTAGACCAAGGGTAATGCCAAATACGTTTAATACGAGCCAAATACAGCTTACTGAGAGCAAAAACAGTGCTATTTCTGCCAACAAAGCATAGTCTGGGATAATTGGGCTGTCTTGAATTAAAATTGACTCAGAAAGCGCAGCTTGTATTTTATGCGGTTCCAATAGGCCAGCTGGTGTCGCAACCTGTGGCATGATGCCTTTGGCCGTTACACCAACAAAAATAAAACGACCTTTGATGAGCTCAGTCTGTCTAATATCATTTAATGAAAATTGTGGCGTATCAACCCAGCTAATCCATTTTCTTCCCAGGGTGTCTGTTTTGACAGGAGGCAAGCCTTTAACTCGGACCTCTTGGATTCCAGCATCGGAGGTTTTAATTACATAAGTATCGGCACCAGCAAGGACTTTTAAGACTTCGGTTCCGTATGCGCTCACCCAGCCATCTGGTGTTCTGAGCAACAATGGCATACGCCTTACCAGCTGATCTACTTCTGTGGGTGCTACCGCAATGCCCTGGTATGCTGCTTCTCTTAATATCGGTATGTTCTGCACCACGCCTTTTGCTTTGAAACCGCCATGGTCTTGGCCCAAAATCACTGTTCCGGTTGTCATTGGGTATTCGCCATTGTCGTTTTCAAATGTAGCCAATACGCTTGGTGCAGCTGCTAGGCTTTTTGCAAACTCTGAGTCACCACCAAATCTGTCATTCTGTGGAAAAGAGATTACCCAGCCAACTCCCAAGGCGCCTTGATCTAATAATTCATTTTGAATTTTTGCCAGGCGGTTTCGTGGAAACGGATAACCGCCTTCTTTTTCTACGTCGTCTTCCGTAATGTTTAGTATTGAGAAATATCCAGAGGGTTTTTGTTCTGGAACCAATGTATCAAATGTTTTGAGTTTTAGTATTTCTAATGGAGCCCATTGTTGAACTAAAGGAGCTCCTAACAAAATGAGCAAAAAACCTAGTTGTATGGTTCTAATCACCTTGATTAATCGTCAATGTTTTATTGCAATTATTGGTGCAGTTATAATTTACTGTGATTGATTTATTGGTTGTTCCCGATTGACTTGCGGTGACATCGTAATCATCTGTGTAGAAATTTAATCTCATGTAATGATCCCCGCTGCCTGTTTGTGTGATTGTGGCATCGTTGTTATCAGCCGAAGTGCTTGCATAAATCTTGGCGTAATGTTCTCCCGTTCCGGATTGATTGATAGAAAAATTGGAGCTGTCGCCAAAAGCACGGATCTCGCCTTCTTTATCATCGCCAGTTTGAGTTATGGAATACACGTTATTATCGCCTTGCATGTAGATTTCTGCATCGTTGTTGTTGCCATTCTGCACAACATCCATATCATTTCCATCATCGTCTGCATCGATATAACCAAAGTTATCGTTGCCGTCCTGGTCAATCTTGTATTCATTTCCTGTGTGGTTGGCTACTTGGCTGTAAGCTCTTGCCGTGTTGCTCGTTCCTTCCTGGTCAATATCAATCGTGGCATTGCTGCAATTATGTGTGGTGTAAGTGCCTTGCGATAAGCCGCACCAAACTCTTGCAGTATTACTGGTGCCAATTTGATCGATATGTATTAGCGATGAGCTGCCTTTCGTTCTGACCTCAACATTGTTGTCGCCCGCAACAGCAACAAAAGAAAATATACTAATCAGACTGATTGATAATAATTTCATTTTCACCGCCTCCATTGGTGGTTATGTTTATCTGCTTACCAGCAGAAAGTATCTGTATATTATATCCACCGGATTTATCTAATTCTAAATCAATGGTGTTTTCCACTTGCCTAACCAAAGTTAAGATTTCGCCTTCCACAAACGTATATACTTGTGCATCTTGGTCAAATCCAGCAATGATTCCTTCTATTCTGACGCCATCAATCTCACTAGCGTCTTGTTCTTTTTTACCTAAATCTTCAATGATTTCAAGTAGATCTTGTAGAAAATCGACGGCCAGTAAATCAATATCAAGCCTGGTTATTTCCTCTTGCAGATCATCTTCCGACAAACCGCTGTCGTCGTCTAGGTCATTCTCTTCTAAAAAATCAGCGTCCAAGACATTGCTGGATGAGCTGCTTTGATCTTCGACAGCTCGCTCCACTTCATCCGGTGGATTAACAATTAAAAGATTGTCTATAAAATTCAAAGACATGTTGACTAATGTAACTGCTTTTGTCGGTGGGCTTTCTGCAACACTGACCATCGTTGCCTGGAAGGGTTGATTTAAAACCTCGGTCCCGGCTATCGTTTCCACACTAATGGATCCGGATGAGCTGCCGTCTGGATTGGGTAACAAAATAATAAGTGAGCGGCCGAGCTCATCGACTGTGGTTGTAAAGTCAGTGCCTCTAATAAAAATTGAAGCGCTTGGTGTCTCAATGGAGATGTTTTCTTTGTCTATTCTTCCCAGGGCGCCAGTAATAAAACGAGCTGTTCCGCTGGCCATCTTGAGTGCCATTTTGCTTTTAGACGGGTTAGCATCATAGATATATTCATCAATAATGATTTTAGAGTGCTCAGTAAGGCGAATGACAGAAGAATCGAGAAACGTAATGCCAAGCCTACCATTGCCAGTCCGAACATCGTCATAACTAAGAATGTCCAAAGAAGTTCTTGCGAGAAGTTTATCCGTTTCATCTGCTCGTAAAACTTCTCCATTGCCTCTGAGCTCAGATATCTCGCCTACTTGTGCATAAACATTGAAAGCCAGTGACGCTAGGATTAGCAGCCACTTGTGCACTGATCTATGTCTATCGTTGCATTACTGGTGGTCGATGTAATTACCACAACGTCTGAAACACTGCCTGTGCTATTTGTTTGATCGATGTCTATGTTGTTCGTGGATCCGTCGATCTCAGCTGTGATTGAATGGTCAGAGTTTCCTGTTTGTGTCGTATCAATGTCATTAGAATCGCCATCTACATCCCAATTATTTATGCAGCCAACCACTTCACATGTTGCATTGAGATCGTTTGAGTTCCCGGCAATTACGATGTCTTGATTACCAGCGGTTGCGGTTGCCGCCGCACCTTGTGTGAATGTCACTGTGTTTGAATCACCAGTGGCCGCATAATCAAAATCAGTGTTTGCTACATCTCCACTCGCACCCAATGCCAATGTGGTTGTATTACTATCACCCGTTGTTGTAGCTGTAAAACTGGTGCTATTACCTTGGGCCACAGAAGCAGCCATGGTGTTACTGTCACCCACTTGGTCAATATCGACAGTCATTGATGTTCCTGTAAATGTTGCTCTCGCTTGTGATGTACCAACTTTGTTTGTGCCACCGATCTGATCTATATTCATAGTCAACCCGGTTCCAGACTGAGTGATATAAATATCATTATTGCCAGCGTAAACTGTAGATACAGCAAACAACAAAATTAAACTAAGTATTTTCTTCATAACTAATGTCCCACAATTTTTCGTCAATACCTATTTTAATTAAATTATACACGGATTCTTCTATTGCCACTTTTGTCGCATATCCCATGGCTTCATTTTCACTATAACCTGTTTCGATTTCTACAAGCTCAGTGCCCATTTCTATAAAACGAAACACATCTCTGCTCACGCCAGCGCTTAATATTGTTTTTGAAACCATAGTATTTAATATGACTTCGCCCGTTTGCACCAACACAGCTCGCAATGAAACAGTGATTTCGTCTTTGCGCCACTGGTTATTTGATCCAATGCCTAAGTATCGAGCTCCGTTTCCTCCAGTACCAATATTCGTATCATACTGTATAATCGCGCCTTCAATTATAATGCCAGCAAATAAAAGCGGTTTCAAAGTGTTGCCATTTTCACCATCATAAGATTGCCTGGTAGTTTTTATGAGCTGCCGTTCCCGAGTCAGAGCGTCTAAGTTATTACGTTCAACGACTACAAACCAATTACCTTTGCCCGCGCTTCTTAAAGAATCAATTAAATAATGGTCAGCTCCCTGGGTAACTGCGGTGCTGAATAATGCCATTTTTTGTGAGCTCTTGCGCTGGCCAGTTAAATCTTGAAACTTATATACGGCCACAACTGCTTTTTGATTGGGTGGCGGAAAATTAACTAGTTTTTCATGTGTTGGATGCACAATTTTTGCTTCCTCAACACATTGTAAAAAGCTGGCACAACCAGTATTGCCTACAGGTGCAAAACTTGCACAGCCATGCAATATTGGCAATAAAACTATTAAATACCGCACTCGCCAGTACATACGCCAAATATCCCCACTGGAATTATTATTTCTGTGATATTTCCATCTGAATCAATCACTGTCAATGTTATGTTGATACCATCGTTTACAAAACTTATGGTATTGCCTTCGAGATCTATGGTCCCACCAGTGCCACCGCTTTCTGAGTTAAATAACGATTCTGCAATGTCTCTGGAGAGCTGCGAGTAAATTCTGGATTCTAGGTTCCGTAAAAATTTTGCAAGCGTTGTGTTCTCGGCTTCACGTTCTGCTTCTTTTAAAGCGTCTTCTACTTCTTGAGCAATTTCGTCACGCCTGGTTTTTTCTTGCTCATCGATCGTTAAATAATGTGAGGAGCTCCCAATACCAGAAAAACTTGGGCTTTTGAATTGATGGACGATCTCATCCGATATAACATTCGGTGATAAAAAGATAGCCACATATAACCAATAGTTATTCCTTTTTTTCATTTTTCTCTTGCTCTCTAAGCCGCACCACTGTATCGACTTTCTCTTTCAATCGTATCATATCCTGGTCTAGCAGTCGAAGCTGGTCAGTGAGCCTTATGATTGTGACTCGCATCTCGTCTACAGCTGGATCAATAATTCTAGTAATTGTCTGCCAAACAAAAAAAACAAAATAGCCTAGGCCTATGGCCATGACTGTTGGAAAACCAAACTTTTGAACGAGATCGACAATATCCATTAATCTCTCCTGGCATCGATCTTTCCATCTTCTACAAAGTTTTCAGCTCTGGCAATTCGGTTCAAATCTGGAGGCATATTCAAAGCACTCGACACGATTGTATCAATCCGAATAATATCGTTATTCATTATGGATGCTCGGGTAATCAACATTTTTGTGATTCCTTGTATCATTTGTATATCATCGACTAGGCCACCCATGAGCTGGCGCATAATTAGAAATATAAAGTAGCCCATGATGAGGCCGCTTGCGATAGGTAAACCGAGATCGCTAATCAAGCCAATGGCTTGTTCCATTAGTCTTTGCCTTCGCCTTTAAAGCTCTTGCTAGATCCGCTGGTTCCCGCGTACAGTCCGAACCAAGCGGCCCCGGCTCCTACGACTATAGAAATTAGTCCAGATTGCTCAAAGGAAGGTTCAGCCAAGTCCATAAACCAAAATGTCGTGTAGTACAACAAATACATATAAATAGACAAGAAGGCTCTTGGAAAGATTCTCCATGAGTCGACTGCTTGTGCTATAAAAATAACTTTTTGAAAAGGGTTGTTATTCTTGACGTCTTCTAAATCTCTGATCTTGTCTTTAAGTTCGCCTATCTCTTGTACCATCGCCATGAACTTATTAAGGTCCATTTCCACTTCATTGCGGTCCATGTCTCCTTGGAATTGTCCTGGATGTTGATTCATAACATTGCAGCCAATCCTACTACTGCGACAATAAATGGATAAACAGCCCAAATCATGTTTTCTAGCTTATCGAATCTTTTGGAGCCGTCCTCAAGTCTTTTTTCAATGTTTTGATAGCGTAAACTGCACTCCCTTTCGTGTGCTGCAATCCTTGTCATTGCTTTCTCTAAATCAGCCATTATTTCTTCTTTTTTTTAACGGCAACTGTTTTGTAGGCCTCATTGACATCATCGGTCGATTTATCATCGCCCACATAGGTTCCGTCTTCATTTCTGGCCCGAACCTTTTTTGATTCATAGCCTAAGAATCTTATTTTAAACCAATCTGATAATCCATAAGCCATTATTTATCTCCTGGTTTCATTTTGGCCCGGTAAATATTCAAAGCACATAAATCTATTAATTTATATAGCTTGCCAATCCACACATCGTCTTTCGGTGTTTTAGTAACCGCAGCTATGATGCTGCTCACACTAATGATTGCCATTATTAATGCGATCATATTTGCAAAAGTTTGCATTACTCTTCTCCTTAAATAATTATAAAAATCATGCTGGTTCTACTTCCCAACAATTAAGATTTGAAGCAACTGTTCGTCTTTCTCCTTCGCCTTTGAACGGATAAACCATGTGAGATAACCAAGAAGGAAATAAATACAGCTTACCAACTTTGGGCTGTACTTCAAAACTTTGTGGCGGTCTTAATCGTTCTACATTCATAATTTCATTGCGGCCGTAGTTGAAAGCTAAATATCCATCACATACGCCGGATGATTGATATTTGTTGTATAAGGGACTTCCGGCAGCGGGTTGGTCCAATATTTGTTGCGGTACTTTAGTCCAAGCAGTTGTTGATATACCCATAATCGTTTTAGTGCCATGATCGTGTATTGGGTTGTAGTCGCCAGCATAACTGTGTACCGACCACGTTTCGTCTACGGCTACTTGCCTGTTTTTGGATAAAGATTGTCCTGTTTCTTTCATAAAATGATTGATGTATTCAGCACCTAAACTGGTTACAAATTTAGAATACTGCCTAACCTTCTCATGCTCTGGGTCCATGTTTAATTGCTCACCATGAGCAATTTGACCGACTAATGAATTGGCTAAAGATTCTTTGTCGTCTTGTTTCCTTAAATCGTCTAAGTATGAATTTAAGTCCTCGACCATTCCATCTGGCATTTGAGTTTCCAATACGAAAACAGAAGGCATTGTCCAGATATTAACATTAATATCCGATTCCTCTAAAGGCACTGCCTCTTTGTCAGCCATGCTTAACTAGAAGGTACTGAAAAATCGTTGTCTGGTACTGCTGATGCAGGTGGATTTGTAATTACTGAATCCACTTGACTCGCAAAAACACCATCCCATTTTGCAGTATCGAACATTGCTGTCAGTGCTGCTAGATTAAATGAACTTTTTGCTGCTTTAGTAAAATCACCATCTGCTGCAACTGCTACAGTATGAAAAGTATTAGTGTAATAAGTCGCATCGCCTTCGCTGTCATTTTCATACTTCATAGACAAATGCCATTCTTCCACTTTACTAGATTTTACATGAGGGATTGCTTTTACAAGCGTTTTAGTTACTGCCATTTTTTATTCCTCTGTTTTAGATTTTAATTCCTCAACATCTGCTGAGAGTTCTTGGACTGCTTTTACAAGCATTGGTATCAGACCACCTTTTGCAATTTTCTGCACTTCGTCATCGCCTGTTTTCCAAATATTTTGACCATCTTTTACGTCATCGTGTTTGTCTATAACTGCTTTAACTTCTTGTGCAATAAAGCCGTGATACTGTACACCATATTCTAAACCGACACTTGGTTCATTAGAACCTTTTTTATACTGTGGCATATCCGTTGGAACGTCTTTCTTTTTCTTCCATTGATATGTAATTGGTCTGAGTTCGTTAATAAATTGAAGCCCTACTGTCGCATCTTGTACGTTTTCTTTTAGCCTTTCATCCGAAGATGCTGCCCAAGATTCATCTGAACCATTTAAATCAATTTCAACTTTATTTCCGTTATAACCGAGCGTTGCTCTTGCATCACTTGTACCAGCAGTGTTTTGACCAAGAACTAAACGACCAGTAGCACCGCCTGTTCCTGTATCTGCGGTTGAACCTACTACTGTATTTGAGTTGCCTGTAGTTTGATCATCACCTGCTCTTTTACCAATCATGGTATTGTCTGTGCCTGTGCTGACTGCATCTCCTGCTTCAAACCCAAGAAAAGTATTTCCATCGCCAGTTGTAACTGCTGTTCCAGCATAAGCACCGCAAGCAGTGTTTGCTGCTGAAGTACAAGCAGTTAAAGCATCGTACCCAAAAGCTGTGCTGTAATGTGTTGTTGTGTTTGCATCCAAAGCATAAGTACCCATTGCTGTATTCTGCGCACCAGTTGTGTTTGCTCCTAGTGCTGCTGAACCCACCGCAGTATTACCATCGGCTGCATTTGATCCATCTAATGCATTTGCACCAACCGCAGTACAATCACCGCCAGTTGTGTTGCCATACATTGCGTTATAACCAATGGCAGTATTTTTAGCACCTGCTGTATTTGCACCTAATGCTTCATCTCCCACTGCCGTATTTTGAGAAGCAGTTGTGATTTTGTCTCCAGCTTTAAAACCAATAAGTGTGTGTCCAGCACCAGTGGTTACATCGTGACCAGCTTCGTGTCCTATAAATACATTTTCAGTTCCAGTTGTATTTGCTTCTCCAGCACTTTTACCAATTGCAAGGTTTGCATTGGCTGTGGTTTGCACTGCTAGTGCTGAAACACCAATAGCAACAGAGTTAGAGCCAGTTGTATTTGCATTTAATGCGTTTACACCAACTGCTACATGATTTTCTCCATCAGTGTTGTCTTGTAAAGCAGACTTACCGAATGCTGTATTACTTCCTGCTGTTGTATTAGCCAACAAAGAATTATTACCCATTGCTGTATTATTTGCGCCAGTAGTGTTTGCACCTAAAGCACCTCTACCTACTGCGGTGTTAAAAGAAGCGGTAGTATTAGCGTCTAATGCTTCAACACCAACGGCAGTATTACTTGCGCCTGTGGTGTTTGCAACTAAGGCATTATATCCAAATGCTGTGTTGTCAGATGCTGTGGTGTTTGCTGTTAAAGCAAATGTACCGACTGCCGTGTTACTAGAAGCGGTTGTGTTAGCTACTAAAGCATTTCTACCTATAGCAATATTATTTGCACCTGTGGTATTAACATATAAAGCACCTCTACCTATTGCAACATTTGAATCGGCTGTGGTATTGGCTCCAAGCGCATCTCTACCAATAGCTACGTTTGAGCCACCAGTTGTATTTGCATCTAGGGCATTTCCACCCACTGCCACATTATTTGCACCTGTGGTATTTGCTACCATCGCATCTAAACCAACGGCTGTGTTATTGGCAGCAGTGTTTGCTTCTAAAGCGTTTGTTCCTACTGCTGTGTTGCCTGATGATGTAGTGACTGATTCCAAAGAACCAGTACCTATTGAAGTGTTGTTTGTTCCTGTTGTGTTTGCTGTTAAAGCAGCATAGCCAACCGCAACATTAGAACCAGCAGTGGTGTTTGCGTCTAGTGCCAGCGCACCGACAGCTACGTTTGATGCTCCTGTGGTGTTTGCTGCTAAAGCCGATTTCCCAACCGCTACGTTGTTTGCAGCCGTGGTGTTAGAGTCTAGTGCGCCTTGACCTACCGCTACATTAGCGGAACCTGTCGTGTTTAAAAGCAGTGCATCTGTTCCAATGGCGGTGTTATTACTAGCAGTGGTATTTGCTCCGAGAGCGTTGTTTCCAACCGCGACATTACTTGCGCCTGTGGTTGTGGCATCTAGTG